AGATATGATGCCAGTTCTTTGGTCTAAGTGGTTAGCTAACTACAAGCGCATGGAAACGGCACATGAGAAAAACGTCTGGAACGCCCACCCCAGCGGATTATGTAAACGACATTGTGTTGTATTGGAATGTGTTCACAACGGGAGTAATTAAATGGCGTACACAAAGAAACCCAGACCGTACAAACGTGAGTATCAAAAACAAAAGGAACGTGGTGAACATGAGTCTAGAATGGAACGCCAACGCGCCAGACGTGCTTATGATAAAAAAGGTATAAGTCGAAAAGGTAAGGATGTAAGTCACAAAAAAGCATTAAGTAAAGGCGGCAAAAACAAAGACGGTACAAAGCTGGAAAGCCCAAAGAAAAACCGCAGTCGCAATTATAAAAAGAAAAAGTAGGAGAACATGGTGGAGATTGTCGAAAATGGCAAAGCCTTGTTGTTGCGGTTAAAAAACCCACAGCAGGTAACAGAAGTTATACCTAAAAGCAAAGCACTATCTGATAACAGGGTAGTGGTAAATTTTGGTGTTGATGAAACACAAGTACTTAAAAACTTAAATATAAAAGCACCGTCACCCATAGAGATGCAATATCAATGGACAGGGAGCCATGAGCCTTTCGCTCACCAAAAAACCACAGCATCATTTCTTACGTTGAACAGGAAAGCTTTCTGTTTTAATGAACAGGGTACAGGTAAGACTGCCAGTGCTATATGGGCATCTGACTTCCTACTTAATAAAAATATTATCAAACGTGTGTTAGTTATCTGCCCGCTTTCGATCATGGATAGCGCATGGCGTGATGACTTGTTTACATTTGCTCCACATAGAACTGTTGATGTGGCCTATGGTAGTAGCAAGAAACGTAAGGAAATAATTGAACAAGGCGCAGATTATGTAATTATAAATTATGACGGCCTTGCCATTGTAAAAGATGAGATAGACGCAGGTGGTTTTGATTTAGTTATTGTCGATGAGGCCACACACTACAAAAACGCGCAGACAAATCGTTTCAAAACTCTTAATAAATTGATTAAACCTGAAACATGGCTCTGGATGATGACAGGTACGCCAGCCGCACAAAGTCCGCTAGATGCGTACGGGTTAGCAAAATTAGTTAATCCAGCATCTGTACCACGTTTCTTTGGGTCTTTCCGCGATCAGATTATGGTTAAGGTGACTAACTTTAAATGGATACCTAAAGAGAACGCCACGGGTATAGTATTTAATGCCTTACAACCTGCCGTAAGATTTACCAAGGATGAGTGTCTAGACTTACCTGACATGGTGTATGTCAAGCGTGAAGTAGAGATGACACGCCAACAGAAAAAATACTACGAAGAGTTACGCAAGAAACTCGTTATGCAGATCACGGGTGAACAGATTACCGCAATGAACGCGGCTGTAGCTATGTCTAAATTATTACAAATAGCAGCAGGTGCGGTGTACACAGACGACAGTGACGTACTAGAGTTTGATATAGCACATCGTTACAAAGTGTTACGCGAAGTGATTGACGAATCTAGTCAAAAGGTTCTGGTGTTTGTGCCGTTTAGACACGCCATTGATATACTTACAGATAAATTACGCAAAGATGGGATTACCACAGAAGTAATACGTGGGGATGTATCTGCTCCAAACAGGACACAGATATTTAAAACGTTTCAAACCACACCTGATCCACGGGTGCTGGTTATTCAACCTCAAGCAGCAGCACATGGTGTCACGTTAACAGCCGCTAACACTATAGTTTGGTGGGGGCCAACTAGTTCCTTAGAGACATATGCACAAGCCAATGCTCGTATCCACAGATCAGGGCAAAACCACAAATGCACTGTTGTGCAGTTACAAGGTTCAGCTGTAGAGAAACGTGTTTACTCACTGTTAGATAATAGAATAGACGTACACACAAAAATGATAGATCTATATAAAGAACTACTTGACTAACACACATATCGTCACTACATTACATTAAATGATAAGTTTAAGGAGAACGATATGGGTGGTATTACCGCTGAAAAGCTGACTAAAGCTTATATAAAGATCCGCGAAGAGCGGGCAAAGCTATCAGCAGAATACAAAGAGAAAGATTCTGTTCTCTCTCGTCAATTAGAGAGGGTCAAAAAAGGACTACTCGACTATTGCAATGCGCATGGTGTCGAGAGTGTGAGAACTGCTGAAGGTCTGTTTTATAGATCTACAAAACAAAAGTTCTGGACAAACGATTGGGAGAAAATGCACGCCTTCATCATGGAACACAACGTTCCTGAGTTGTTGGAGAAGCGTTTGAATCAGACAAACTTTAAGCAGTTTTTAGAAGAAAACCCTGAGTCAAGGCCAGACTGCCTAAACATTGACTCTGAATATTCTATGGCAGTGAGGAAGAAGTAATGGAACCAAAATATGTGCCTATAGAAGATGTAGCTAAACACTTTAGTGTTTCTGTATCGACAATACGTGCTTGGGTTCGTCAGGATCAGATCCCGCAGGAAACCTACATTCGTGTAGGCAACACCTACAGATTCTGCATACCTGATATATCTGAAGCATTAACAACTAAGAAGACCGCACCTGACATCAATGACTATGAGAATGAGGTTGTGGTAGAACCAGAAGTAATTCCAGAGGTGGCAACTGACGAAGATGACGACCTGCTAGAACTACTAGATGACGATCAATAAGACATTGGGAGAACGATATGTCTGAAGCTGTAAACATGAACTATAACATTAATAATATAGAAGCACTGTGGCCTCGTATTAACCGCACGTACAAGTTTGATCCGCAAGAAAAGCGGTCTGTGCCTTGTGATGCGTTTGATGATGGTGCCACGTATACCATTCAGTTCAAGATGACTGAGGCGCAAGCTAAAGATCTGTATAAACAAATGGCAGCAGCCTATAAAGCCAAACGAGAAGATAGTTGGCCTGATAAATTTCCTATGCCTTTTAAGAAAGAGGATGATGGAACATTCAGCCATAAAGCCAAGCTCAAAGGCGCTTATGGTGTAGAAGCCACCCGTAAACCTGCACAGTATGATGCCGCAGGGGTAAAGTTAGACGATGACTTCTTGCTCACAACAGGAAGTACGGTTAACATTGCTATTGCTTTTGCTCCTTATCACGGGGCAATAGGCACTGGAGTGTCACTCCGGTTACGCGCAGTACAGGTTATCGAACTGAAACCTATGGAAGAACAGTCACCTTTTGGTGCAGTAGAGGGTTTTGAAGCAAGTCCGAAAGAAGACGACAACCCTTTTGCAGACGTGGAAGAACCAAAGAAAGCAGTAAAAAAAGCTGCCGCTCCCGCACCAGATAAAGGTAGCGACGACTTAAGTTCTATCATAGATGATTGGGACGACTAAACCACCATACTATACTGCGGCTAGGCATAAGCTGAAACGGGTGTGTACCGACACCTTTGCCGCAGTGTCTCTCGGTTTTGGTGTTAGTTATGGATGTAAAAAGTTTTTTGAAAGGTGCGTTAGCGAGCGAAGGTCACTATTGTGTATTTGCTTTTCGTACTCACGATGATCGTAGGATTCAAAAATTTTACGATACAATAGATCAAGTTGTAGATGTCGCAGAAAATCTAGACGCAGAGGGTTATGACGTATACTACGCGCTTGCTACGTTTAACGATGCAGGTTCACGCAAGGTAGACAATGTTAAATATCTGAACTCTTTCTTTCTGGATCTGGATTGCGGTGCAAGTAAAGACTACGCGACACAAGGTGACGCTATTACAGCGCTCCGGGGGTTCTGTAAGAAGTTATCTTTACCTAAACCTGTTATGGTAAACTCCGGTCACGGTATACATGTATACTGGATGCTGGATGCACCTGTGTGTTTAGACGACTGGCTAACTGTGTCAGAGCGGCTAAAAAAACTATGTGCAGATCACGGTTTACTGGCTGATCCTGCGGTCACAGCAGACGCTGCACGGGTGTTACGTATACCTACCACACACAACTATAAAAAAGACCCACCTGCTCCTGTTAACTTTGTATTTGCTGATACAGTCAACACGGTAAACTTCGATAGTTTTTCTGAGTTATTAGGCAATGACCCTGTGTCCATACCTAAGAAGTATGTGCCAGAAACAAACAGTGCTTTCAGAGATGCTTTGAATAGTAATATAGAAAGCACATTCAGAGAGATAATACGTAAGACACAGGAGAAACGCGGCTGTCAGCATCTGAAGCACATACTTAAAAATCAGGAAGAATGTAGCGAACCTATGTGGAGAGCAGGGTTATCTATAGCCAAGTTCTGCACGGACTCACATGATGCCATACACGCAATATCAAAAAATCATGCTGACTACACAGCACATGACACTCAGAAAAAGGTAGATCTTATAAAAGGCCCGTATCTGTGCAACACGTTTGATGAATACGAGTCTGGCATATGCTCCGAATGTCCACACTGGGGCAAGATAAAGTCACCCATAAGTCTTGGTATGCGTGTGATAGAGGCCGAAGAATCAGAAAATGTTTTTGAGGGTGCTGATGAAGAGCATGTTATTCCAACGTATCCACGTCCATACTTCCGTGGATTAAATGGCGGTATCTATGTACGGACTACGAATAGCGAAGGAGACCCTGACGAGAAGTTAATATACCATAACGACTTATACGTTGTTAAAAGAATACGTGACGTGGAGCTGGGCGAATCTGTAGTTATGCGTCTGCACTTACCGAGAGACGGGGTACGTGAGTTCACTTTACCTCTTACTGCGGTTACTTCCAGAGAAGAGTTTCGTAAATATATGTCCATGCAAGGCGTGGCGGTTACAAAAATGGATGAGATTATGAGTTATACTACAACATGGGTTAATGAATTACAGGCTAACAGTGTTGCGGATGAATCTCACAGACAATTTGGCTGGGTAGATGATGAGTGTAGCGCTTTCGTACTTGGTGATAAAACAATATATAAAGATAGAATAGAGTATAACCCACCCTCTCCACAAACCACAGCTTTGTTTCCACTCTTTGAACCTCGCGGAACATATGACGAGTGGAAGGATATGATAAGCTTCTACAACCGTGATGGATTTGAAATGGAGCAGTTCGTAGTAGGTGTGTCTTTTGGCTCCATCCTAATGAATTTTGCGTCAATAAATTGTGCTAATTTGCATCTTCATGGTGAGACTGGTGTAGGTAAAACTACTGCCGTACAGACAGGGCTAACTTTATGGGGTAATCCCGAAGACCTTATGACTCATGAAAACGATACTCTTAACACCAGAATGAACAGGGGAGAAGTTTACCATAACTTACCATTGCTTATGGATGAAATAACAAACACCCCCGGCAGGCAGTTAAGTGTGCTTGCATATCAACTTACAGGTGGTAGACAACGAGGGCGTATGGCTAGTGGAAGTAATACTGAACGGTATCGTGGTAAGCCGTGGCGTTTATTATCAATAACAACAGCTAACGCTAGTATAGTAGAGCGAATTAGCATGATTAAATCTATGCCAAAAGCGGAAGCACAACGTATTCTAGAGTATCGTGTCAAAGAACAAACTTTTAGCACTACAAAAGAAACGCATGAATACAGATTGAACATGTTAAAAACATACGGTCATGCAGGCATAGAGTACGTACAGTATATAATGAAAGATTTAGATGGGGTTAAAAAACTCCTTACCTCCGTGCAAGAGAAAGTAGACCTAAAAGCTGATTTAAAAGCAGAAAACAGGTTCTGGTCTATATATGTGGCGGCTACAGTTACAGGCCTTATACTCGCAAAACGGGCGAATATTGTTGAGTATGACCCCAAGAAAGCATTTGATTGGGGCATAGAGCTATTAAAACAAAATAAACGCGGTGTGTCAGACATGAGCATCAGCGTGACAGAAGTTTTAAATGATTACATAAACGAGCATTGGGGTAATGTACTGTGGATAAAAAGCACAGATGACCTGAGAAAAAATGAGGCAGAGTCTATAGTTATACCTGAAGTATTACCTAGAGGTAAGTTAGTTGCACGCTACGAAACAGACTTGAAACGTGCATACTTAGTGCCAAAACCACTTAAGATTTGGTGTGGCGAGCATCAAATAAATTACAGTTCTTTTGTTAGTGACCTTAAAACCAAGATGGGGGCTAGAAAATCTAAGATTAGATTAAGTAAAGGCACACATATGAACCTACCACCAACAGATGTTATAATTGTGGATTGTTCTGTGGAAAATTTAGATGCTGAAGATACTTGATCTTGATCCTGATGGGGTAAGAATAGTGGTAAACTGGGATAATATGCAGGTAAACGCCTCAATTTTTATACCATGCGTAAATATTACTAGAGCAAAAGAACAGGCTAAAGGTGTAGCAAAGTTAAAAGAGTGGAAAATAATAACGCGTGTAGTTATAGAAGATAACAAATTAGGCTTGCGAGTTTGGAGAATGACGTGATAACATGTTTGGGACAGTTTCCTCCCAAAAATTGTCGTTCTCCCTTAACTCACCCCTCGCTTCGGCGGGGGGTTTTCTTTAATCATCGAATACCCCATA